CAAAAATCCCTAAAAATTATTTATGTGAAAAATGCAACTATTCAACGAGTAGTTTAAAAGACTTTAATAAACATAAATTGACTGCAAAACATAAACGACTTACCAATACTTACCAACAAATAGAAAAAATCCCCAATTCTAATTTTATATGCGAATGTGGTAAGAAATATAAACACAAACAATCTTTATATAACCATAAGAAAAAATGTTTGTTTGTAGTCGAAGAAGAAACCGAAGAACGAGAACAAGAACGAGAACCCGAAACACAGAATGAAATAGCTCCAAAAAAAGATAGAGATGACATGCTTCTGGATTTTATGAAGTCACAGGCAGAGTTTAATCAAACAATAATGACTGCAGTGACTGAAGGAAAAATAGGAAACACTACAAATAATAACAATAATACAACAAATAATATAAACAACAATCAGTTTAATTTGAATTTCTTTTTGAATGATACCTGTAAAGATGCATTAAACATAACTGACTTTTTAGATTCAATACAGTTGCAATTGAAAGATTTGGAAGAAACAGGAAGATTAGGTCATGTAAATGGTATATCTCGTATATTTGTGAATGCATTGAAAAACATGGACGAAACACAACGACCAATTCATTGCACAGATAGTAAGCGTGAAACCCTGTATATAAAAGACAAAGATACATGGACAAAAGACAATAGTAAGGAAAGATTAAAATCAGCAATAGAGACAGTAGCAGACCGAAATCTGGACCAAATTCCTCAATGGAGAGACGAGAACCCAAGATGTCAAATAATGGATTCAAAAGAAAATGCAATGTTAGCAGAGATGACTTTAAATTCTATAGGTCAATTGGACGAAGAAGGAGAAAAAGACAAAGAAAAGATAGTGAAGAAGATTATAAAAGAGGTAGTTATTGATAAATGATTAAAAAAAATAGTATTAAATAAAAGAATCTTATTTATATATCAATAAATAATATTATGGAATTAAATGAAGAGCAACAGTTTATCGTAGATCAGATAAAAGATAATAAGAATGTAATAGTAGATGCAGTTGCTGGAACAGGAAAAACAACAACAATATTGTCATTAGCGGAACAATTGCCGAAGAAAAGTATGTTGCAAATCACATATAATAAGTCATTGAAGCACGAAGTGCGAGAGAAAATTAAGGCAAGAGAGATAAAAAATTTGTCTATTCATACATATCATAGTTTGCATTATGCATATTATTCAAATACGGGATATACGGATATAGAGATGTATAAATCGCTGAAAGATAACCTACAACCAGTAATGAAAATACAGCATATAGATGTGTTAATAGTAGATGAGGCACAAGATATGACGTTATTATATTTTCGTTTTCTTGTAAAGTTTTTACAAGATTTCAAAAAGAAGGTGACGCTATTGGTATTGGGAGATGTAATGCAAGGATTGTATCAGTTTAAAGGTTCTGATAGTCGTTTCTTATCTTTAGCAAATGAAATATGGGATAGTAAGTATCTAAAAAAGAAGGAGTTTGTAAGAACAACAATGCGTATGTCGTATCGTATTACAAATGAAATAGCAAGTTTTGTAAATAATGTAATGATAGGAAATGAGCGAATGTTGGCTTGTAGGAGTGATAGAAAGGTAGTGTATATTCGTAATTCAAGCACAATGTTGTTGAAAATAGTGTGTGGGTGTATAAATAAGTTGTTTGAGGAGGGTGTAAAGCCGCAAGAAATCTTTATATTGGGTCCTTCTGTAAAGGGTTCAAAGAGTATAATTCGTAGATTAGAGAACATATTGGTTCAAAAAGATATTCGTTGTCATGTTCCCATGATGGAGTTAGATGGAGGTGACGAACGAGTTTCAAATGGTAAGATAGTATTTTCAACATTTCATTGTGTAAAGGGACGAGAACGAGATTATGTATTTGTAGTGAATTTTGATAATTCTTATTTTACATATTATGGGCGTGATATGCCGAAAGATGTATGTCCTAATACGATGTATGTAGCAAATACGAGAGCAAGGAAGGGTTTATATGTATTGGAGGGCGATACAAGTAGATATGATAGTCCGTTACCATTTTTAAGAAAAACGCATTTGGAAATGAAGAAAGAGGAATATATAGATTTCAGGGGAACACCACAGAGTTTGTTTTCAGTAAAACCAGAGATGGATTATAAGTTGGAGCATGTGACACCAACAGAAATAATAAAATTTATTCCAGTGGAGGTAATAGAAGAATTATCAAATTTGGTAGATAAGATGTTCATATGTGAGCAGGAACAGAGTGATGAATTAGATATTCCATCTGTAATAGAAACAAAGAATGGTTATTTTGAGGAAATCAGTGATATGAATGGAATAGCAATTCCATCAATGTTTTATGATAATTTGAAGAAGGTATTTCATGATTATGACGAGTTTAAGTTAGAAGACTGTATATTATATGAGATGATAGATGAAACAAAATATACGGGAAAGCAGTTGGATATGTTTGTAATAGAGTATATCAATAAGTTGCCTGAAACCATAGATAATATGAGTGATTATTTGAAGTTAGCAAGTATAAATGTAGCGGTGCAAGAGAGTTTGTATTTTCGTTTGAAGCAAATAGAAGAAGATGAATACAATTGGTTGAGTGATTCGGTTGTGAATCAATGTATGAAGAGATTGCAAGATACAATAAGTTATGATTGTCAAAACGATGAACCCTATCCAGAACATTCAATATATGAGTATAATAACGAAGACTTGCATGAAAAAATAGATAGAGAGACGAGTTTGTATATACCTAAAAAGAAGTTTCGTTTTGCAGCTCGTGTAGATTTAATAACAGAAAATACGGTGTGGGAAATAAAAACAACTAGTGAATTAACAATAGATCATAAGTTACAATTAATTATTTATGCTTGGTTATGGGAAATGAGACCACAACGTGAAGAAAAAATATTTCGTTTGTATAATATAAAAAACAATCATTTATTAAGATTGAATGCAAATTTGGAGGAGTTAAATGAAGTAATCAAGAAAATATTGAAGTGCAGATATATTAGTGGAGAAGCAAAAAGCGATGCGGATTTTGTAAAAGGGTGTAAAAGATAGCTAGTCGTCTTTTCTACCCCAGCATATTTTTGCAAAATAAGCAGGAATAAGGATGTTTGAGTTAGTATCAACACCAAAAATGGAAGACATATTTTTTAAATCTACAAATACACCTTGCATTTTTTCTTGATGCTCTGCTTTTTTATAGTGTTTGTCTTCATCAAGAAAATCAAAAATAGAGTAAAAAATATCGTAAGGAACTTCTTGAAATATTTTATTCATTATATAAAATTATTATAGAGATAATTTAATATGAATTTGTATAAAATAAATAAAGGAAAATAGGTGTATATTATATGTGTGGTATTACCGGATTATTTTATAATAATAAAGGTAATGCTTTAGAAATATACGAATCACTATTATCCATACAACACAGAGGGCAAGATGGAGCAGGTATATGTAATATAGATGACGAAGAGGATAAGATAATCAAAGGAAAAGGATTGATTTGTAACCTATTTAATTATGATATTTTGCAAAATATGAAAGGTAGAATGTTTATAGGGCACACAAGATATAAAACAAACAATGTAAAAGATAGTTTTCAACCTTTTATCTTGAAAAATGATAAAATTCAAATGAGTTTTTGTCATAATGGAAATATAATCAATGTAGATAAACTAGAAAAAGTATTGAGTAATCAATATGGTGTTAGTAATTCAGTGTTTGTATCGGATAGTTATTTGTTATTTCAATTAATATTTTATTTTTTAGATAAAGAAGTAGAGGGTGTAGTAGAGAATAAAAATATAGAGAGTGTATCAAATTATTTGCATGAGTGTATAGAAGGTAGTTATAGTATAATTTTATATATAAAGGATTATGGTATGGTAATGTTGAAAGATAAGTATGGTATAAGACCGTTGGTGTATGGTAGTAATGAAAATAAGGATATACTGGTATCAAGTGAGTCATGTTCTTTAAATAATGTATTAAATTATGATGTAATTGATGAAGTAAATGCGGGAGAGACAGTAATAATTAGAAATAATATGGAAACATATAAATATCAATACAAAAATAGTGTTTTAAAACCATGTTTATTTGAATATATTTATTTTTCAAGGTTAGATTCGTGTGTAAATAGTATTTCAATATATAATTGTAGATATGAATTAGGTAAATTATTAGGAGAAAAGATGATGGAAGAGAAAGAAAATATAGATTTTATCATTCCAACGCCAGAAACAAGTAGAATATATGCATATGGTATGAGTGAAATAATGAATATTCCAATACAGGAGTGCATAATAAAGAATAGATATATCAATAGAACATTTATAATTGAAAATAAGGATAAGATCGAAGAAAATATTAAAAGAAAGTTTTCAGTTATTAGGGAAATAATTAAAGGAAAAAATGTAATTTTGCTAGATGATTCAATAGTAAGAGGAAATACATCAAAAAATATAATAAAATTATTGAAGGAAAGTGGTGTAAATAAAGTGATATTTGGTTCAGCATCACCAAAAATTTTTAATACAAATAAGTTTGGTATCTATATTGAAAAAAAGGAAGAGTTAATAACATATAATAATAAGACAAATGAGAATATAGCAAGTAGTATAGGAGCAAATAAAATTTATTATAATGAACTAGAAGATGTAATAGGATTAGTAAATAAATTGAATAGAAGAATAGGTAATATGGAGGTATCAATGTTTAAAGATGATTAAATGACTGGATAATTGATATATAAGATATATATATCAATAAATTAATAAACAATGAGAGCAATAGTAAATAGACTTTGAATCATAGCAATGAGCTTACAAATATTGGTTGTGGGGTATATATCACCATAACCGAGTAATGTTCCGGTAGAAATGGAGAAATAAACACGGTTAAAGAATTTTTGTGAAAGAGGCACATCAATTTTCTCGGGAACGAGTTCTTTGTCTTTAATTTCTTGTTTTACATCTTTTGTGGTTTCATCAAGAGTTTGTTCAACATTATTGTAGTTAAAACCAGTAAAGGATTCAAGAACTTCTGGGTCACCTTCATCAATTTCTTTTTCAACCTTTTTCTTAATAACTTCTTCTTTAATTTTTTCTTTAATGTAATTAACTCCGCTAAAGTGATTGTCATCTAAAAAAAGGTAAATAATGGAAAAAACGGCAATAGAGATAAAAAGTGAAATAATCTTGGGGTGCTTAAGAAAATTTTTTATTAAATTCATTATTTAATATAAAATGAGAAGTTATTTATTTCTTTTTCTTGGAATAGGTGTGGTTCTTCTTTTTACGGCAAAAAGTGCGTTTTTTTCCCTTAGCAACTTTGCAACCTTTTAATTTGTTGCATCTGACGGCTTTCTTAGTTTTGTTGCAAAGAGATTTTTTGCTGCGAGCTTTGTATTGTTTGGAACGAGTAGCCATTATATATATAAAATATATATTTTATCTAAATGTGGAATAAATAAACGAACTATTGGATTTTGCTTTTTTAATTTGTGTAAAGTTTGTAATACTTCTTTTTCTCTTTTTTTTATTATTTTTTAATCTAGGTGTATATGTAGGCTGTATGGTCGGAGTTCTATTAGAACTAGGAACAGGTGAAGGGGGTGAAACACGAAAGTCATCTCTATTATCGGGTGGATTATTAATAAAATTTAAATGATTAGGGTTGTAAAATCGTCTTCTGTTATCAACTAGTGAAGGTCTTATTCTATTATTAAAAAAAAATTGTCTTGGATTTCTTAAACCAGTAATATTCATTATATAATTAAATAAGAAGTTTTACTGTTCTTTTCTTATTAAAACTATGTAATATATAATTGATATATCTTAGCTGTTCAAAGCCAATATCAATTAATAGTTCTCGTTGTGCATATTGGTCAGAG